TATTCATTAGAAGATAATGTTTGTGCATACCTTGAAGTATTAGCAAAAGGTGTAAGGTAATTTGGATCTTGGTTAATTGTTAATGCTTTAGAACCCGTTACAGTATTTGCAGTCAAAGATACTCCTGTTCCTCCATAAAGAGAAATAGTATCAACTGCTTGTGCTATAATATCAGAACTAGTTGGAGATGTTACACCTTCATATATTTTCCATGTTTTAAATGTACTCTCCATTCTAACTTTAACTGTATTATTTGCAGCGTAATGATCCAAAGCAAATCCGCTATCAACATCAAATAATAAACTACTTACATTAGTTCCGCCATTATTAAAAGATGGATCATTCACTTCACCAATAAATGATAAGTATGGAGTAGAAGGAATATTTAATTGACTATAATCTATAGTAACAATATCATTCCAATTTGCATTTTTAAATCCTTTTGGTCCAACATATCTTCCTGCAAGATAAAGATAAACAGAATAATCACTGCTATCAACATTGCTTGGTAGATCATCACCAGCAAAAACTAAAACTCCTGCTTCTGTATCAAAATAATATTCTTCACCATTTTTTACAGAACTTATATTTCTATATGTTGCTGAAGAACTACCTGAAACTTGTAAATCATAATTACCAGATCCCAATCCAGATCCTGCACCAGGATTAATAGAACCATCAGAATTAGTTGTATAACTTCTTGGACCTACACAAAATTTTGGAAAGTATTGTGATCCAAAAGTAACACGCAACCAATCAACTAATCTTGTACTATCTGGATTTCCAGGAGTTGTACACGCCAACCAACATCTTTTGGAAATAACTGTTGGATCGGGAGTCATTTCTAAAACACCACCTATCTGTGCATTACCAAAACCATAAGTTGCAGCAGTATTATACTGATGTATAACAACGGTATTAGAATTTACACTTGGTCTATTTTCTGGAATTAAATCACTATCCATCCATAAAGTATGAGCAGGATTTGGAAATGGTGATGTTATTGATTCTGCAATAACACTCTTAATAGAAGAATAATCTGTTCTTGCTAAACCATAGTTTACTTTTTTGTCAATTCTATTAACAAGTACTGATTGATCAATTGCCATTTTCTAATCTCCTATGCGTATGATCTAGTATCAACTTTAATCGATGTGATTGATTGTCCGGAAGAAAGTCCAAATCTCAACAACATACAACTTCCTTGGTTTCCTGATCCAGATGAATTAGATATCAAAAAACAATGAATTTCTTTATTTGTCATTGCAGTATTTAGAGGCACTGGTCCTGTGGTATCATTATCCCCACAACCATTTACACCATTTGGACTAGGACTACTACTTCCCGCTCCAGGAATACCAAAACCATCATAACCAACAGACATATCACACCATCCATTTTTATCACTACACGCATCATCTAAAATTGTTCCTGGCATTGCAGCATGTGCTGAACTAACTGTTCCAGAAATAGTAAGTGTAAATTGCCAAGTTGCTTGCTTATTAAAAGCAAATGTTACATATTGTATTCCACTTCTTCCTGAAGAATAATTAGGACCAACTGGTAAAAATCCACTATAGTCAGTAGTGTTATGATTAACTCCATTAGGTAAAGTAACTGCTTCATCTGTTCCAGTTATTGTTGATGTCTGACTGTTCCATGGAGAAGTAGATGAAAAATTTGCTGGGGTAAATGAAGGAGTTGCTCCACTCAATCCCAACTCAACTCTTTTTAATGTAGCCCCCGCTGAATGAGAACTTGGTAAATTTGTTTCATCAAAACTAATAGAAGTAAACCAATATTTAATTTGTTGTGAATTAATAACTTCTGCACTAGAACCATTGATATTAACACAACTTGCTTTTATTGTTCCCAATCCTTCCCCAGATCCGTTAATGTTAATTGACATTGGTGATATATTCTGTGCTGATAAAGAATTTGCATTTGGAATATCTTGTCCCAATGTATCAGCATAATTAAATGTTACAGAACCACTCATAGATGAACCAGTAGCATTTTGCACTGTTACAAAAGATGAAGTATCTCTATACATTTGTCCACAAATTTTTTCTATTGTCATTTGACTTATTCTAACTTGTGCACCAGAATTATAATATGGTATTCCAGAAACATATCTCAATGTTCCAGGTGTAACTTGTGTTACTGTCCACGCAGAATTAATAACTGGTGTATCATTAAAATCATCTTGCATCCAACCTGATTCAGAAACATTTGATGTACCAAGTGCATCAGTATGTCTTAATGCAAAAGTATTATAACCAACTGAATTACTTGCTTTTTTAACTTTAGCTTTTAATATTTTGAAAAAATTATTTGGAAATGATGAAGCGTCTAAACTATTAGCATCTGATTCTTGAGTAATTTCTAAAGTACCAGATGTTTGTGCATTTCCAGAAACTGCTAAAGTTATTGTACTGTCAATTGAACCATTTATAATTGACATTACAGAACCAGTTGTGTCTGTATTACCAGGCCATGCTCTAAACCAATCTGAAGTTGATGAAACAACATCACCAGAACTAACAATTCTCTTTGCTGATTGTCCTGCCGCTGGTATTGAACCACCACTATTGTCTGTTGCTCCTGTTGCTATTTTTGGTGAAGTACCAGTTGTTCCGTTTGTTATACTTAAACTACCAGACATACCATTTGGTGCACTTGGTGCAGGATTAATTGTTATTGCAGCAGATTTAGTTTCTGTATCATCTGTTGCACTTTCTGAGGTTGTTCCTGTTGCTATTAACTTAACAGATTTTTGTCCAGATGTTGTATATTGATAATCATGTGGACCTTGGGTAGATTGATCTATTGATCCCGCATTATTAAAATCCCATTGCCAAGCATTTACATTTTCAGAATCATCATTAAATGTTACAATGTTATAATCTAAACCATCATATCCCGTAAATAAAAATCCTACACTTGTTGCACTATAACTACCATGACCTGTAGGATTATTTTTCATTCCAAAACTAAAATTTGCTCTTGGATCTTTATAAACTTCTACTTCTGTTTCTGCGGTTTCAAAAGGTGAATTTGAATGTCCAGTAACAACTTGTAATTTTACTTTATAAACAATTGCTGCATGAACACTTGTATTTTGACGTCTAAAATATCTAACAACATCTACATTATAATCACCAGGAGAACCAGATTGAGAATCTATAGTTAAAGATTCTCCTGTTGAACCACCAGGTGCTTGAATCCATGAAGCGTTAGTAGCATCATCATCAAATTTCCATGTAAATTGTTGACCAAAATTACCTACACCTGAAGTAGTATTTGTAAGTGTAACTTTGTGTCCTTCAATATTTGATCCATCGGGTTGATCTTCTGGTGCTTGATTGTTTCCTGTTAAAGTAGTAAAAGTAAATGATGGTGTTGCTGCAACATACCCACTTAAATAATTAGTTCTAGTTTGATTAATAACGTGACTAGAATGTGGTGTATAACTATCATGACTTGTATGCCACGCATATAATTTTACTGTAAATCTTTGATCAACTGTTCCAGTATATGTGTGTGAAACTGGTGCTGAAGTTTCTAACCAAGCGGCATTTCCTGCTCCTGAACCAGTAGGATCATCTGGCTGTCCACCCGTTGGCCACGTAGTACCATCTCCAAAATCAAATAAAAATCTATTAGCTGATTGTGAATTATTTGTAAAAGTAACTTGTGTTCCTCCACCATCTAAATCAAAAGTAGTTACGTCCGCAACAAAACTTGGAACAGGTAGTGGAGTAGTAACAACAACATTTGCTGTATGTATTGAAAAACTACCAGCACTTCCAGGATATTCTACATCATTACTATAAACTTTGTGAGAAATTTGAAACTCTCCACCATTAGCTTCATTCCAAGTAAATGATGGATTTGTTTCACCACTTGTCTGATCCCCTGATGATGTTTGAAAAGTCCATTCATGTGTTGGACTTGCTAGAGTATAATCACCCGTATCTGTAAAATTAACTGTTAATGGTGAGTGATTGTGTCCAGAGTGTCCTGAGGCTTCACCCGTTACTGACATTGTAAATTGTGCGTGTCTCACATAAGTATTGTTTCTAATATTTAAAATTGTTTCATTTAAAATATCAAACCCATCCGCTACAGTAGAATTTGCTTTCATAACAACTGTTGCACCATCTTGTAATAAACTACCGCCATAGTCAGTAGTTGGAGTTCCAATAATTAATGTATTCGCAAATCCAGAAAAAGATCCTCCGCCTCCGCCACCACCGGAACCTCCACCATCATCTGCTGCATACCATGAACTATTTGAAGAAGACCATTTTAAAATTTGTCCATCAGTTGGTAATACATCAGAGACATCATTTAGTGAATGAATATTTCCTGTTAGTGCTACATTTGCTACACCAGAAATAGTATTAGGTGTATTTTGTAAATTAGTATAATCTAGAAAATATGATGATTCTTTAGCACCAGAGTTTTCCGTAAGTATTGGTTCTGCTATTTCTGTAACAATAGTATCACCTGCTTCTGTTAATGTCTTTTGTGTAAAATTTAATGTTCCTGCATTTGATTGTAATAAATCAATATATGTTTTGTTAACTGTTGATCCTATTGTAGTAACTGTATTTGTTAATGTAACAAAACCAGGACCAGAAGCTTCAGTTACAATAGTATCTACACCAGCATTTTCTGATACAATATAATTACCATCATGATCTGTTAATTTTTCTTGATCATTATTAAATTGATCAAGATTAGTTGGGGTACTTGTAAAATTTTGATAATCAAGATAATATGATCCTTGTTGACTATCCAACTTATCTGCATCAAAATCAGGAACAGGTGTCCCTACTGTAGAAATTAAACCTAATAATTGTGTTCCCGTAAAACTTTGAAATACACCTTGACTTATTTGACCAATAGTAGATGGTGTCCATAATCCACCAGTTTCTAATGAATTGTTAGCAATAAAAAGAAGAACCATTCCATTAGAAGTTGATGTAGAATTTGCACCATTTGCAACATTTTCTAAAGTTCCTATTCCATAATCACTTATGTTTGATCTTGTTACTATTCCAACATCATCTGTTAGGTCACTTATATTTCCTGCTAAAGATGGAATATTAATCAAGTCTGTATATGATCCAGAAGTAGCAACATCTGCTAACATTGCAGTATTAGCTTTAATATCTAATTTACTTTCAACAAAAGTTTGATCTATGAAGTTAGTATCATTTGCTAACTGACTTAACGCAGTAGGAATTGATGATAAATTATCTAAGTCTGGTAAGTTTGATAAATCTGTATAATCACCTGTGGTTGCAACATTTGACAACATTGCTGTATTTGCTTTTAGTCCTAGCTGGGTTGTCATTGTTGTTGAAAAATTTTCATCAGCACCTAAAGCATCAGACAATTCTTTTAATGTATCTAATGTCTCAGGAGCGGAATCAACAACATTAGCAACTTTAGTATCAACATATGATGTCAATGCATAATCACTTAGCATTGTAGTATTTGCTTTTGGTTCTATAACACTTGTAACATAAGTGGTATCAACAAAATTTACATCATTAGCCAACTCACTTAAATTAGTAGGTATTGTTGGAGTGTTTGTAAAATTTTGATAATCAAGATAGTAACTTTTTGTTTCACCATCCAAGAACGCAGAGTTGACATTAAAAGATTCTACATATGATTTTGTAACAATAGATTCAATTGTTGTATTGACATAATCTGTATTAGCAAAAACTGGATCATTTGTAAATTGACTTAATAATGTTGGTGTATTTGCTAACGCAGTATATTCTAAATTTAAAGTATCAACATATGACTTTGTAACAATATCTAAAATTGTATTATTAACATAGGCAGTATTAGCATAGTGTACAGTATTAGCAAAACTTGATAAATCTAAATCATTTGTAAAATCACTTAACGCCGTTGGTTTGCCATATACATTAGTCCAATCCAAATAATATGAACCATCAAAACCATCTAATGTATCTGCATTTCCTGAACCGCCTCCGCCACCGCCTCCACCAGAACCGACAATATCAGCACCTGGGCCCCATTGATTTCCATCCCATTTTAATACTTGTCCTGTTGAT